CTCATGATCTTTACCTCCACAATGGAAAAGGGAAACCCAGTATTTCGCCGAACGTTATGATTGGGCAAGCCATTTCGGGCGCAATCAATTCCGTATACCGGGCGGCAAACATATGACGTTTGCCATATTTTTATTCTGACATAATTTTGTGTTATTGTAAACAATTTTCTTTCATATCCATGAAAAGAATTGGGGCACCATGTTGGGCACCCTGCCCATGATGACGCTGCGTCACCAGTACCAGACGCCGGGCATGTTTTTGCCTTGACCCAGACCGGCGACCTATCGTACTATACGTCATCGTTAACCCAAAACGGAGGCCACAACTATGGCATACGCAGTATACATTTCGGACGGTTCCGCATGGCATCTCGCCGGTACTACCCAGTCCCTCGATCATGCAAAGGGAGCGATGGAGAATATGCGCGGCGAAAACCCTGGGCGTGTCGTCCAGTATTCCGACACCACCAATCTCGCCGTGTCTATTTTACATTCGCCGGTACCGCAACCACCACCAACACAACCAATGAGTTCTTCGGGATACTTAGAGCCGCATATATTCGGCATCCTTCGCCAAATAACGGACAAGTAAAACCCCAAGTATTCACACAGTATCTACTAAGTAATGGCACACAATGTGCCATTACTTTTTTTTGTTTTATTACCAAGTAAAAACTAATCATAACCGAAACATCATTAGTATTCGCCAAGTATTCGCCCAGTATTCGTCAAATCTATCCTTAAAACTATACTTTAGAACCCAGTTGCGAGCCATTCTTAACTCGCGCGCGGGGGGGTGGGTGGGTGGGGAAGCACCTCTAATGTATATATAGCACCCACGCCAAAATGTAGAAATTCTCACGTTTTCTACTATTTCATGTACATATAGTATATCAGTCCTCTTGCTCTATTGGCTCTTTCCATGTATGGTCCTCCACACATGAGGTTTCTACTATAAAGAAAGGTGTAGAGAGTGGCTGACAGTAGTTATGCGCGACGCCGAGTGATGGAGGAAACGCTCATTCTAAAGGATGAGTTCAAGCGTCGAAGGGAAAACGATCCTTTACAAAGTTTCTCTTTATTTTCTCCCCAGAATACCTTTGTGGAGGACATGCTAATCCGACGGGTAAAGGAAGGATATTATATAGGAGCGAATAGATCGGGGAAGAGTGATGCAGGAGCCTATCTAGGTTCACATTTAGCCCGCTTTGGCTTCGACGGCGAGAAAGGATTCACATATGGGAGGGGAAGTAAGATAGGTGTACGGGATATGGCGACTAGTGGATGGGTGTCTGCTATCGATTTCCCGACGTCCCGTGATACTATTCAACCCAAATACTTCGATAATGGCTTCGTTCCTCCTGGTTCCACACATGAACCCTTCATTCCTGCCCGTGAGATAGCAGAGTGGAGAGTATCCGATCAGATCCTTAAACTCAAGAATGGCTCTATTATCGGTTTTAAGAGTGCAGACTCCGGTAGGGTAAAGTATCAAGGTGCGGAGAAGGATTGGATTCACTTTGATGAGGAACATCCAGAGGGAATATATGAAGAAAGCGTTATTCGTGTCGGTGCACGGCCCCTCTCCATATTTACTACATGCACCCTTCTCCCTCCTGAGGGACAGATTGGTGGCGTTACATGGATTTTCACAAAGATTGTTAAGCCGTGGAAGAAGGGTCTTTTAGAGAACATTGGCGTGTATAACGCATCTATATATGACAACCCTCACATCAATACAGATGAAATAGCGTTCCTGGAGAGTAAGTATCCTGAGGGCTCAGCTCAGAGGCGTATCCGTCTAAATGGAGAATTGATAGCAGGTTTGTCTGGTGCTCGGGTCTATTCCGGTTTCGACTATCGACTAAACGTGCGAGAACAACCCGAAATCGCGTTGCGACGGCCTATTGCCTGGGTATGGGACTTCAACGTAGAGCCAATGGTATGTATTATTGGGCAAAGAGAAGGTTCCTTGTTCCGAGTTCATAAGGAACTTATATTAGAAGAAGGTAGCATCCCTGATATGGTAGAGCAGTTTCGTATGACTCACCCTTATCACATGGCAGAGATATGGCTCTACGGCGACGCTTCTGGGAATAGTCGCACAGCACAGACTAAAGTCTCCTCGTATAATATAATTCTTAAGGAGATGATGGACTATCCTACTCCTTGTCGTATGAAGGTTCCAGAAAAGAATCCTGGCGTCGTGAATAGGATAAATAGTGTGAATAGAAACTTCAAAGATGAGGAGGGTATATGTCAGATAGAGATAGACCCCTCCTGTATTGAACTCATAGATGATCTTGAGCAAGTTGTGACGGATGGTAAACAGGGTATTAAAAAGACATTCAATAAGAGAGACCCCTACTATCGTCGCACACATATGTCTGATGCGCTCGGTTACTGGATCTTTCAAGAAGCACCTATAACGCCGGTACAGACGGAGGCCGTCAGATCGGGTTCCTCCTCTGTTCCTTCACCGAAGTATGGTAGAACATGACTTATATTGACAACGAGGACACAGGACCATATGCTTCTCCAGATGCAGTAGTGATTTGCCGTTTATGTGGCAAGGATCTTCCTGCGGGTGGCACACGACGTATTGGTATATGCGTGGAGTGTGTAGCTAACGAGCGGTTTAATCATGTAGAGATACCAGGACCAAGATATGGTAGACGAACCAACTAACATTGAGAAACAACCAGGGGAAGATGTTCCCGTCAAGGAGGGGGACGACGACCTCTCCGTGATGAATGCTATTCGGCAATATAAAACTGAAGCCGAGGATGCACGTCGAGATAGACTACGGAGGAATAAAGATAATCGAGGGGCATACATGGGCCAGCAGGACTGGACTCATAAGAAGAAGGGACAGAGTAAGGAGTTTCTACCTAAGACACCCGCCGCAGTTGAACAGTGGGTTTCCTTTGTTAAGAGGGCACTGACACAGTTCGGTGACTGGTATGAGATTGAGCTAGGAAGGATGAACAAAGGTCCGTTGTCGGGAGCAGCTATTCGACGACTCCTCGACTGCTTCCTCGACAATCTCATCGTAGAGGATAACAAAGAGAGTGCTTTCTCTACCCTTCTGTCGGATGGTATCAAGGTAGGTTCCTTAGAATCCCTTGTTATATTCAAAGTCCACGGAAACCTTGTCAAAGAGACTCGATTTGAGATAGAACCGGGTCAGGTATTCTTAGATCCTGTATCGGGTCAGAGAGATGAGACGCCTGAGCGCCTCGTTGATAAATCAATGAAAAGGTGGAAACTCCGTATTGATCTTGTACGTCCTGAAGACTACCTTGTAGATCCTACAGGAGCCGGCTTATACGAGATACATTCGGTAGAGCGGGACCTCCACTATGTAATTGATCGTGCTAAGGAAGGCACATATGATCGCGCGGCTGTAGAACTCTTAACGGAGGACTTTCAAAAGAAGCGTAACAATGAAAGACGCGACCCCGAGGACATGGGGCAGAACGAAACCTCGAAACCCTCTTTCCGTAAGCGGGTTGTGATAGATGAGTTTTGGGGAACGATCTTGGACTCCGACGGCAAGGTTGTTCATAAGAACGTAGTATGCGTGATGGCTAACAATAAGTATCTTCTCAGGAAGCCAAGGAAGAATCCTTTTTGGCATCAGGAGAGTCCATTTGTTGCGACACCTCTTATTAGAGTGCCCTTCTCAGTATGGCACAAAGCTCTGTTCGACCATGCGGTTGAGCTTAACTTCGTAGCTAATGAGCTGTTCAACCTCATTATCGACGGCGGTATAGCGGCTGTTTGGGGCATCAAGCAGTTGAAGGTTGACGCCCTGGATGATCCACGTCAAGTATCGGATGGCATCCCCCAGGGAGAGACACTCGTAGTTAAGGGCTCATTCCCTGCTGGGGATAAAGTTCTTGAGACTGTAGCACAAGGCCAGGTGCCGGGAGATGCTATGGCAGTTCTTGAAATGCTCTCAAGAGAGTTTTCCGCTGCTGCCCTTTCCAACGAATTGAAGATGGGCAATCTCCCAGGGAAGCAGGTCAGAGCCACTGAGATTGTCGAACTATCACAGAGTCAAGCTGTCACTCTCGACGGCATAATAGCAGATATTGAGCAAGACCTTGTATCAAAGACACTTCGTAAGAGCTGGCTCACTATATGTCAGTTTATGGACAAAGTTCCAGCCGAGGAAGTCATATGTGCGATTGGCACTGAAAGTGCATTTGCCCTATCCAATATGACGCCTAAGCAACGATTTGCTGCTTACTCCTATGACTGTGCCTTTAGAGTCCACGGACTCTCCGCAGTTCTGGCGAAAGCTCGCGACTTCCAGAAGATTATGGCCCTTATGCAGGCTGTCTCAACTAATCCCATCCTTCTCCAAGCATTCTTTACAAAGTATAGTCCAGATCGTCTTCTCTCGCATGTTATGAAAACCCTCGCGGTTAATCCCGAGCAGATGGCCCGTGACGAGGAGGAGATGGTCAAGATGCATACTGAACTTCAGAACCTTGCTACTTTCCAAGCCCTTACATCAGGTAATACAGGAGGTACTACAAATGGAGGTGGGGCTGGTCCAGGAGCTGAGAGTGTGGGTGAGCCGGGTCTCCCCGCTGAAATTAACCAACTTGTCAATCCCGCGACGGGCATGACGAGTAATCAATAGTACCCTAGAGCTATCCTCCTCCTATTTCGGCTAACGTATCAGGGAAGGGACGCATAAGGGACAAGGCTTCATTTGACCGTGAAGCAGAGTTAGAGAGTGGTGTTTGGTCAGTTTGTTGTTTGCGGCTTGGCATAGAGGAAGATCGCCGATGAACTTCGACGCCAAGCCTCGCAAACTATATAAGGAGAAAATGATATGCCAAAAGAGAAGAATGAAGCTGGAAAGGCTATTAGCTCTGCTAAAGGAGTAGTTAATGAAGACAGGATAAAAAATATAAGAGCAGTGAGAAAGAGAGCACAGGAGCGGATAAAACAAGTAGAGCGGAACAAGCGAGAGCGGGGTATGGTACCTAGCTTAGTTGGAAAGAAGTAATATAAGGAGAAAATGATATGCCAAAAGGTAAGCGAAGCGCGCAAAAGCCGAGAGGAAAGTCCGTAGGTCCACCTCACCGAACTCATTCAGCATCTCGTACGAGTATCAGACAAAGCTCTTTTCCCAAAGCACCATCATTGAGAAAGCAAATGGAGGAACGAATGAAGAAGCAGTTAATGGTACCTAGCTTAGTTGGAAAGAAGTAATAAAATGGATTTGCCTTGGGTGGTGCATGGTAGTAACGGCAGGGATGGCGTTACTACTACCGGACCAACATTCGACGCCGAACTGAAGGAGGGAAGCGTTTCCCGTTTCGAGGTGACACCGGAGGAGGCCGGACTCTCTGACTCCTCGTCCGAAGCCCTGCTGAGTGGTAAGGTGGAGGAAAACGTTGCCATGATGCGTGCCTTTTTGGATGGTGAGAATGGTTCCCTACGCAATCTTGTGCTTCTCAACAGCGCCGCGGCGTTGGTCATCGCTGGCCACGCCAAGGATCTGACTACAGGCGTGGAACTATTAGTGCGGGTCATTGACGATAAATCATTGACGACTCTTTTGAAACTATTCAGAGTTGGTCCTGCTAAGGTTGACTGGGATCGTGTTGCTAGTGAATGTCCATCTCTTTTCCGTTTAGCTATGGATATTAAAGAGAACGGACTTAAAGAACCTATCATACACGATCAGGATGGTAAAATAGTAGATGGAGTTCATCGCTTATTCGCTTTATGGTTACTCAATTACGAAGGTGAAATACCGACTAAGGAGGTTAATAAAAGGTGAGTGAAATAACAAAGGAGCTTATCAGCCGTCTGGAGGTAATGTCCACTAACACCTGTCTCCCTCTTGAACGAAGAATGATTGATACGGCTGTATGGTTCCACAAGAATAAGGACCGTATACCTAGAGAAGCCCTTGACAAGCGGGTTGACTTTCTTGAGAAAACAGTTGACATTTTTCTTGAGATGATGGCTATGTCTATGGATCGTATCCAAAAGGCGGAGGGTCGACGGAAGAGTGACTCTCTTTGGCTACCTAATGGTATGACTATGACTGGCGATGTAAGAGAGTTTGATTGATGCCGGATAATGGTACTATTAGTCAGTTTAGGAATATACATCAGGAGGACATTGTTGTACCTAGTTCATCTCTTAAAGATGCTTTTAGTATGGATGAGGATACTGTTTTCTCAAAGATTATGCAGCTCGGTGAGCATGGTGAAGGTCAGACAGAACATTACGCACTCGCTAGGGGAGAAGCAGAAAAGAGGTACCCTTTCCTTAAGAATTACCGCCACGTTGCTATTACACCAGTCGCTCAGGGTGTGAACAAGAGCGACTTAGGGGAGTTCCATCGCTCCGGCGGCCTAGCGGGGTATAGTGAGCCTACCATAACTATCGGACCCGGTTCTACTAGACAAATGGGTGGTGTAGCAAAAACCATCGTTGATGACATGATTCATGCAGTAGCAGACCAGGATCCAGCGTTCCAAAAATTACTGAAGCAGCTTGTCAATAATCTTAGTCCTAAAGATAAGAAGTTAGCGAAGCGGCGCTATGAGGAGGATTTCAAGGGGTATAGCGGGACGAACTTTGAAAGTTTTGATAACTTCCTAAACAATTTTTGGGCAGAAGGAATAGTGCAGCATCTATTACAAGGCCCGGGTGGAACTTCAGAGATCGACCAAATTAAAGCTAGTAACCCCGATGCCGTACCCACACTGGATGCCATTGAGCAGTTGTTTAAGGGCGATCCTGGTACAAAACCTCAGAAAGGAGCGAAATAAAATGAATAAAGACCTCGACATAGACGAAACTCTTGAAACAGTACATGAGGGCCAACGTGCTCGGATTGTTCGTGGCTCTGTAGACGA